ATAGATATGCCTAAATCTTTAAGTTTTTGTCGAACACTTTTTGAATAATCAATATTCTGTTGTTCTTTGCCTTCTCCAGCACCATGATAATTTTTTAAAAATGAATCTAGGTTATCTGCATTTTTTGCTTTATCACGAATTACTATGTTAAAAAGTTTAGTATAATATTTGTTATGGTCTTCTTCAGATATATTGCCTTTACCCAAAGGACCGAAAATTTGTCTGTCATTTTTAGTTGTTCTTTGACGGCGACGATCTTTGTATAAACTATTATAATAATCTATGTTTAATTTATTAGTACCTTGAACAATAAATTTATTAACATAAGTTTTGAACCCTTCGTCTGCAAAAAGACTAGGATAACGACGTAACATGTCTTCTGCCGTGGTAGCCGTAATTTGCCCCGGACCAAAACCAGAAGAAGATTCGCCTACCTTTTTGTTACTAACTTTGGTAAATATGTACGGACCTAAGTTTTCATATCCCTGCAATTCATGGGCTGAAATAGCTTGTCTAAGAGTTCCTAACTCTATTCCATACAATGTTTCAGACATTATTTACTTCTTCTCTAAGAAATTTAAGTTTGCGCAAAGCAGCAATAGTGCCTTGTGATCTGTGTATAACTACAGCGTGATCTGCTTGTTCCAGTGCTTTTTGTTGTTGCTCTATAGCGTGATCAACATAATCATTGAATGCTTGCCACTGGCGGTTGTTGTTGACCCACGGCTTCAGTTTGCTGAGTATTTGGTCCTTGTTGTTGTGCATTACCACTAAATCCTTGTTCACCCGGAACAGGTGCTTGTCCTACACCTATGGTGCCGCCACCCGCTCCTGTCATGTCCATAGCGTCTGCCCCCGCAGGTGCGCCCGGTTGATCCGGTAGCGGTGCTTGGAACTGCTTCATCATCTCTGCTTGAAGGGCAGCTTCGCTCATGTTGTTGGTAACTTTGTCGGGATCAAGATCAAGAGATTTCGCAATCTCGCGGATAACGTACTGAAACTTAGCAAACGGCATAAGAGCAGGACTACTAGCAATAGTCAAGAACTGCATAAGACGTTGGCTACGAACCTCGTTCTTCATTAGACTTTCAGTGCCACGAGCCTTGACTTCAAGATCACCCTTAATTTCAGGATCAAAGTCAAATTGCATGTTAAACCGAAAGAAACCTTCACCAAGAGGACGTAGCAAATAATCGTCTACGTTTTTAATAACAGTTTTAATACTTCCAGCAGCAGCCCCCATCAACATAGAAATACCGCTGGCAGTTCGGCCTACACCGGTAACACCTGTCTGCCCGTGAGCAAACGAAGGAAAACCGGTGCTTTCATCCGCAAGCTGTCGCGCTTTGTCAAACAGCATCATGTTTTCTGATGACACATTCGGGAACTTTGTGCCAAAAATAGCTTGGCCCGGTGCGCCACCCTGACGACGGAATACCTTGCCCGGATACAAAGATAAGTCCTGTCCCGGCACTAGATTAGTTTCGTCTACCTCTACAATAAGATTGCCTGACAGTACGGCATTGTCCACAGCCATACGCATAAAGCCGTTCATTAGCGTTTGCGTATCATCCATGTTTTCTGCAATACCTACACCAAAGAAGCTGTATGGGTTAAGTTCATACGGCGCAGCTACATACGGAATTTTGGCAGGCTTAAATGGGTTAAGAACCATACGGATAAGTTTGTTATTTAGCACCCATACATTTGCTTGTAGTTCATCGAAGTCTTTTAATTCATCGGGAATATCTACACCGTTTTCTTCCAGCATAGTTGTATCAACCATACCCCAATACTCAAGAACTTCAAACCGGTCTATGCCATGCTCTGGGGCATAATCAGAAAGATCATCTTCCCAATATTTCTTATCATAGTTTTCACCCATTGATATGCAATTGTCAATAACTTGACCACGGAAGTATGGGCGTTTTTTCAAATTACGTAATTGAGAGCGAGATAACTTGTGCCTCTCAATAACGTACTGTGCCTCGTCTATATTATTTGAATCAGGATCAGGATAAAAATTCCAAACAGAAACATGTTCTACCTGTGGGACAGTTTTAAAACGAGGATCGTACTCGCCGCCATCATTCCAGTTAGCGTACTCTTTATCAATAGCAAACGGGCCTTTCATAATGCCTGTTCCAAATAATGCCATCTCAAATGCGCTGCTACGTAAATTTTTATTGGCACCCGATTCTTCTAATTGATCGTGAATTTTTTTCTGCATTTTTTTAGCCGCTACCATGGCAGGACTAAATTCTATGGCTGTTGGAGTTTTTGATGGCCCCTCTTTAAGTTTATCCTCTACAGGTTCTAGTTTTTCTTGTAACGGTCCAAGTTGTTCACGTAGAGATTGCGAGGTAGCACCCGCTGGAAAATCTGTGCCATCTCCCTCATAACCGTAAATATTACGAATTTGTTCTGGTTCTTGGGGGTCAAAGTGAACATCAGCAACCACACCCTCTGGAAGTTCGGTGGGTTCTATAGATAGAGGAAATTTATTATTAGCAAATAAAACATCTACAATTTGACCGTAAGCAGCGAGTGTTTTTGTTTTTGTTACCTTGATAAATACGCGAGATTTTTCTGCTTCAGTAAACTGCACATCAGGGCCATACAAGCCTCGATAATTACGATAGGCTCTAAGCCACCGCTCTTCATCTTGATACCTATAATCTTCAGCGCGGTGATATCTTTCCATGATGAATGGTATGATACCTGCTACATCTATGTCAGCAGACACGACATCATCTGTATCTTCCAACGCAATAGCGTCGTCTTCCATCATAATTTCATCTTCTGCCATGTGTTTTTCCTTTAGTATCCAAATGTAGAGTCAGCTACTTGCATACCTGTTGATGGTCTGCCCGTGGGATCATAGTCGAAAATAGAGAACCGGGGTCTGGACATAATCCCATACCGTAGCGCGTCGTAAAGGTGGTCTTCAGATTTTGTGTCAACGTCTTCTGGATTTTTCTTGTCCAGAGGGATGGACGGTAACTGACTGACGACATTTGTACAGCTATTAAAGAATACAAGTCTTGGTTCCTCTGTAAACTCGTCTACCTGCAGACGCCTATGTATTTCATTTTTGCCAGCCACACGACTGCCTCTGCTGCGATCAGATGGACGCCATCGGCATCCTTTGCTAATCATTTGCTCCGCGAGACTAGGGCCAGTATCACCACGTTTATGCCAAAGACTGCTATCCAATACTCCATACTTTAGATTGCCGTCCTCTGCCTCTAGTTCCAGTATCATGTCCGCCAAATCTGTCGCAAGTACCTTTGATACATATAGTTCTCTATATACCACGAGTTGTTCGTCGGGAGCCACGGCAAACCAAAGTACGCCACTAAAAGAGCCATAACCATAATCGCAAGCGCGGAACTTGACCCAGTTATTAGGAATATTGAAAGGCTCAATAACATGGAGATCACGATTAAATTCGGTAAACGCAGCCCCTTCTTTAATATCCCAATCACCCTCCAAGAGTTGTCGTCTTTGCTGCTCTGGTAGTGACAGAAGCATTGCTTCGTAGTCACCTGATTCGGATAGGTAAGGATTGTCAGTAAGTCTCGCTGGGATAAATCTCCGTTTGAACAGAGGCTTTCCTGCCTTTGCGTGTCCGGCAGGATATCGCAGCACTTCGTTAGTTTCAAGGTCTGTTGCATCGAATTGCCTATTATATGGTGCAGGGTCGATGAACATCTTTTTGACCCAGTGATGACCCCTTCCACCGGGGTTAGTTGTAGCCCTCATAAAGATGGGCAAGTCAGGTGCAGTGGACCGTAGACGACTTCGCATGTAATCCCATGCATATGGTGTGGCCCATTGTGTTAGTTCGTCAAAGCCTATCCAGCTAAATGCTAGACCCTGATACCGCAAGACATCCTCATCTCTATCTAGGTAGGACATCCACAACCTTGCGCCAGATGGCGCGGTCCACTGCATCTTTCTTTCTGACCACTTAATACCGGGCCAGATTTTGGGGTACAACTCCTGCGATTTAAAAATAAGTTCTCGCAGTTCTTCGGTTGTATGCCTTAATAACAATCCACTAAATTGTGGATGCCCCATGTAGCGGAGCGGGTCTGCCAGCATGGCGTT